ACAGGTGGATTTTTACAGCAAACATTGGGTACTGTTATGCAAAGTATTACCAGTGGTACTCCTACTGTTCCTAATTTGGGAGGTGCTACTGGTTGGAATAATGTACCACCTACTTCTGCACCACAAGTAAGGCAATTTTTCTAATGACAATCATCTTATTTAATCCACAATCAACTTCTAATTTTCAGTTCAATCCTGTATTAGATGGTGTTACTTATGTTGCAGTATGTACTTGGAATATTTATTCACCTAGATATTACATTTCTATTTACGATACTTCACGAAATTTGATAGTTAATAGACCAATCATAGGATCTCCTGATGACTATGACATTAATTTATTATTTGGTTATTTTAAAACTTCAAAGCTGATTTATCGTGTTAGTAGTGCTAGTTTTGAGATTACCCCATGAGATACTATGATATTGTAATTGTTCCAAGTTCAGGATCAAGTGCAAATCAATTGCATTACAGTACCTTATTTTCAAATGGAATGAACAATACACAAGCATTAAAGGTTGATTTTGATATTCCTCAGTCATGGAATTATCAACCACAGGGTTTAGGCTATATAAAAATTTATGGGATTAGCTTTGAAGATCTTAATCAATCAGCCAATTTAAATCCTGATTATGTGAATAATTTATATTCTAGTATTCAAATTAAATTAGGAATGTCTAAGGGTTTACCCTTTGCGAACCCATCACAACAAGGATTGGTAATTAATGGATCAATTCTGCAATCTTATGCAAACTGGCAGGGAAATCTTGTTACTTTAGATCTAGTAATAACCAATTCTGTAGTAAGTCCTAGTGCTGAGGTTAATTTGGAGTTTACATGGCTTAAAGGATCATCATTGCAAGATGCAATCAGAAATACCTTAGAAAAAGCCTATCCTCAAAGCAAAACAGGTTTAGAACTAATTATCAATGGATCGATTAGTCCTAATTTGATTGCTACTGAAAATCAATATGCCCAATATACTAATTTAGAAAGTTTTAGTAAGTACTTAAATCAAACCAGTAAAGATATTTTAAAATTGCCTGATTATGCTGGAGTAGCTTTAGTTGCAACTCCATCAGGATTTTTCTTAAATGATGGTACAACTTCTCAACAACAACTTGTAACTCAAAAATTAGTTAAAGTAAATTTTGAAGATATTATTGGAAACTTAACTTGGTTAGATTTAGTGACTATTCAAGCAAAATTAGCCATGAGAGGTGATTTACAGATAGGTAATTACATTACTTTCCCAAGAAATTCTCCCATTGTTAATACTTCTGCTTCTGCATTAACTCAAGCTAGAAATAATATTTCTTTTCAGGGTATTTTTCAAATCAATAGAGTTCGCAATGTAGGAAGCAGTAGGCAAACTGATGGAAATAGTTGGGTAACTATTGTTGATTGTATTGTTCCACCTAATTTACCTACGAGTATAAATTAATGAGTTCAGCACAAAAAACCCCTATTGCAGTATCTTTAAATAATTTTACTGATCAAAAAATATCTGCTCATCAGCAAATTTTAGGGCAAGTTTATCCCTGTTCAGTATTAAGTGTTGATCCTATTAATTCTATTGTAACTGTTAATTTTGAAATTGATACAGGTGGATTATTTACATTTCCTCAGGTAACTTGCCCAATCATAGGCAGTAAATATATTAGGATTCCTATTCAAGTAGGTGATAAAGGTATTTGTATTTCAGCTAATACAAAAATTGGAAATATTAGTGGATTAGGAGAAGGATTACCCTCATTAACTCCAGCTAGTAATTTAGGAGCATTAATTTTTGTTCCAATAGGAAATGCTAATTGGAGTGCTACTGATTTAAACTCTATTGTCATTACATCCCCAAATGGAACTGCTGTTGCAACCATAGGAAATGATCAAGTAAAACTAGCTTATGGCACTAATACCATTACAATTAATTCAACAGGAATTATAATCAATGGTAATGTAAGTGTAACTGGAACTATTACTAATAATGGAATAAACATTGGTAGTACTCATCAACATGGTGGTGTTCAAACAGGTGCTAATAATACAGGAGTGCCAATATGAGAAGTTATGGAACTGATGCAACTGGTAAATGGGTAGAGATAACTGATACATCTTATATTTGGTTAGCTACTCTAGCTCAAACTTTACGATTAAATGAAAATGAAAGTCCATTTTATGCAAACTATGGGATTCCAGCTCAACAATCTGTACAAACACAGGTAGCACCTGATGTTGCAATTAATAGAACACAACAACAGTATTCACCTTATTTTGCAAGTCTAAGTATCATCAAACAAAGAAATGTTACAAACCCAACTTATTTAATTAATGCCATTTTTCAAAATGGAACAACAATTCAATCAACAATAGTGAGTTAATTTATGGCAACTTTAACCAGTGCAGGAGCAATACCAGCGAATCCTGTTGATTTATTAAATGCAGAAATTGCTTCAGCAACAGCATTAGCTCCGGGTTTAACTGCAAATTTACCGGGCTCTCTTATCGAAGATTTAGCTTCAACAGCAACAGGTGCAGTAGTTATTCAAGATCAAGCCTATGTAGACCTAATTAATTCAATCAGTCCATACACAGCAAATCCTTTTATTCTTTATGAGCTAGGTGCAGTTTATGGAGTTCAACAAGGACAAGGATCGAATACTTCTGTTTATGTAACTTTCTCAGGAAGTGCAGGATTTGTTATCCCAATTGGATTTGTTGTATCAGATGGATCTCATCAATACATAGTTCAAGATGGTGGCATCATTAATAATACAGGTCAAAGTTCTCCTTTATTCTGTTTAGCTATTTCATCAGGATCTTGGGCAGTTCCAGCTGGTACAGTCAATACCCTAATTACTTCTGTACCATCAGGTATTACTTTAACTTGTACAAATATCAATTCAGGAACAGCAGGAGCATCTGCACAAACTATTCAATCCTATCAATCACAAGTTATTCAAGCTGGATTAGCAACTGCTCAAGGAGTACCATCTTTTATTAAAACTGCATTATTAAATGTAAGTGGAGTTCAACCTAATTTAATTTCTGTAAGGAATGTAGCAACAAATCAATGGGAAATTATTTGTGGTGGAAGTGCAGATCCTTATCAGATAGCCAATGCCATTTTTAATTCTGTACCTGATATATCTTCTTTGGTAGGATCAACAGTTTCCAGTACAAGGAATATCACTGTAACAATTAATAATTATCCTGATACTTACAATATTATTTTTGTAAACCCAGTGGTTCAACAAACAGGTATAACGCTTAACTGGAGTTCTCAAGCAACCAATGTTGCTTCTAATTCTGCAATTGTATCTTTGGCTCAACCTGCAATTATTAATTATATTAATAATATTTATGTTGGTCAGCCTATTAATTTATATGAAATTGAAAGCATATTTGAAGCGTCAGTAGCTAGTGTTTTACCTACTAATTTAATTTCTAATATATCTGTAACTGTTTACATTGCTGGATCAGCAGTTTCACCAATCACAGGAACAAATTTATATTTAGGAGATGTAGAAGGTTATTACAACACTACAGCAGGATCATCAACCACAACCAGCGTGATCATTAACAAAGTATGATTACTACTATACTCCCATCTTATTTATATCAGCAGTATCAGAAATTAGATACTACTCAATATTTACAAGCATTTTTTGATGCTTACAATATAACTGCTCAACAATATTTAGATCAAACAAATAATTTAAATTTGCCTATTTATACAAAGATGAACGCACCATTGCTTGATTGGGTTGCAAATAGCTTGTATGGTATGCAAAGACCATCATTATCTAATACATCTACATTTAGTCCTTTAGGAGCTTACGATACAGTTCCTTATGATAGTTTGCCTTACAATAAAAATGTATTAAATAATCCTACAAGTTTTTATACAATTACAGATGATTATTTTCAAAGAATGATTACTTGGAATTTTTATAAAGGAGATGGGTTTCAATATACAACTTCTTGGCTAAAAAGAAGAATTGCAAGATTCTTATATGGTGTGAATGGAACAGATATTCCTGATATTGCAGATTTGTATAACATTAGCGTAACTTACCCT